CTTTGCTGCGCCCGAAGTGGCGGTAGCAATGTTCCACTGAATGCCGTAACCACTCTGGAACGAAACCTTCTCGCGCTGAAGCAGCATGGGAAGAGCAACGTGTTCCTGAAGGGTGTACGAAATATCACTCCACTTCATACGACCAAGATCGCGCTGTGTCGTCTTGATCAAGTCTGCAATGTCATCTGCCTGTAGATAGGCCATGATGTTCTCCTAGTAAGTAATTTAAGTTAGACTGTCCGGGACGTTGGACATTCGATCTCGCATCAATTGAGTAACGCTTTCAATTGCTCTGTCGCGACCACTTACAACGCGCTTGCCATTGTTCGTTGGTCGTGCAATCAATTGAGATTCACGTTGCTTAACTTGGTTGCTAAGTCGTCGTCGTTCAGCCTTTTGGACTTGGCTACCGAAAACGCTTCGGATTGCCTGATCAAACGTTTCGCGGGAGTCCGGGATCCTCTTTTTGGATGCCTTCGCTCCATCGCGGATTCGTTGCATTTCCTCGACAACAGTTGCACGAGCCTTATATTCCTCGGAACGAGGAGATAGTGAAGATGCAGGGCCGTCACCAAACAGGTCAACGTAATCGTCGCCCAGTTTGGCAATCAGGTAATCAGCATCTTCTGGTCGTGCAGTACTGGTAGCAGAATCAACAGACTTAGATCGAAGTTTGTCTAACTCTACTTTTAACGCCTTGATTGCTTTGATTGCTGACGGATCAAGTGCATCGTCCGCATCAATAGCATCAACAGCGTCGTACTCGGAAAATAGGCCTTCGCCTTCTTCAGACTTACGTCTGGAATCTAGATCGACATTGGTTTCCGTGGTTGCTTGCCGCTGAAGAGCGGAAATCACGCTTCGGAGTGCGCCAGTGTCTTTAATTTGTTCGATCTCGTCTTCATTCATGCCAAGCCCACGCGCTTTGACAGTGAGACTCTGCAACAATGCAGAATCAGACTCATCAACTGGTTCAGCGGGTTGCTTAGAGTCCGGCGCGCCGGACTTTTTGTCAGATGAAGTAATGACATCAAAGTGACTTGAGTCGGGTTCGTCAAAGTCAAGTGGATCAGGACGACTCTTGTCGTTCAATTGCTCGCGAGTTGGAAAAGCATCACGCTCACCAGCATCGAATGGAGGAATGAAGTTGTCGTTTTCTTCGTTAGTCGCCATATCCTGCGTTCCTATCAATGAATCCACGCGCTGCAAGATACCGCTTACGGTGCGTTCGGTCAGTAAAAATCGCTTGGCCAGTTCGCTGGTCAAACTGTGTCGGCACCCCGATTGACTCGGAGTGCTGGTATGCCTCTTGTGCTTGGTCTGGGTGTACCCCGGCAGCGTCAGACCGCATTGGCCACGCTCCTGCCCTGACTACCTCGACACCGGAGTGTTCCGCAACCATGTCGCGGATAAGGGTCTTTCCCTCATGCTCCAGTTGGCCTTCCACTTCACGGGAAAGCATGTCGGCAATAGTCATTACTACTTCGACCAAACGCATATTTTCGTCACGATAGAGATATGTAGGCATTTTACTGTTGTTGTCCCTGATTTGCCATTGCCATCAGGTTTCGCATGGATTCTTGATCGTTACCCTGACGGGTAGCACCGGAGATGTTCTCGCGGATATTGGTTCGACTTGTAACAGGTGATTGCAATGGACGCTCGCCACTGCTTGCGCCACCGGCCATCTCAGCCATTTGCTGTAGTTCTTCCTGCGGGATCTTTTCAAGGATCTGTTCCAGTTCAGGAAGGTTGGAGTATTGCGCCATGATCTTCATAAACGCTTCCATATCCACGCCAATGCCACGTTCCTTCAACTGTGGCGCAAGCGGGATAATGAAATTGGTCATCATCTGGCTGATGGTTGACAGACGCTCCGTAGGTGTTCGACTTTGCATCGAATACGGCGCAATCTCAATCATGTAATCAAGCATGTCGCCCTCGCGGATGTCCTGCGAGAATTCAACTGGAATTGAAAAGTCAGTTCCGGGAATCTTCTTTATAACCTTTGGAACCGTAATTGGATCATTCCAAAGATAATCGCCAATGCTTTCCATTACCTTTCTTACGGCTGTTGTTGTACGGTCTTGCATGTCAGCAATCAACATGTTGGCAGAACGCTGAATCAGCGATTCTTGTCCGACCGTGTTTGCCTGACGACCAAGACCACCAAGAGCATCAAGATTACCGCCGAGATAGACAAAGAGATCCTTGATCTGTAGGAGGAATGCAATGCTTGCACTATCAGGGCCGCCAAAGCGAGCCTCGCGAGTGGCTTGGGGATTGTCCGCACGAATAGTGTCTCCATCGTTTGATTGAATCAAACGACGACCATCTTCTTCTGCGCCACCAGAAACGATGGTGACAGTCTTTTGACGATCTGCTTGGCGAACGAGTTTGCGGAACACACGATTAGATGCATCGTGCAGGTCTAGCATGGCTTGTGCTGGAGGGAGAGGCATAATGTTGCCCGGAACGTCTCCAAACGACAAAATGTGGTACGGGCCAATTTCAGGGCCTTTCCAATCCACCACTCGTATGATCTTTCCAGATGCAATGCCGCTTTGATCGTTGCATTGCACTGTGACAAACAGGTTGTCGTATGGAAGCCACAAATCCCACAACTCCAGCAGGTCGATATAACCGCGCTGTGGGTTCCATCCGCCGAGTCCACCTGTTTGTAAAATGGAAACTCTTTCATCACCTTGTTCGTTGTAATCAGTTTGGCGTGATGGCTGAAGTTCTTCTTTACCAAAAATCTTCAAGTCCATTGCTGCTTCATAAGGAAGTGTGTAACGGTTACCAACGTATTGACACAAGTCCCAAGACTTAGAGTTCATGTCAAATACAAAGTCGTCAAAATCAACGACATCTGCAAATGGAAGTCCCGCGTCATGCATGTAGCCCTCAATCTCTGCTTGATTGCCGGGAGAGATGCCAACCTTCATAACGCCAATAGAGAACATTGCATCAATGACCCACTTTGAAATACTGGACTCAAGATCAATCTCTCTGACCATCCAATTTAATGCAAGTTCAAAGTTTGCTGCTGTTGGTGCAAGATCAGGATCCTTTGGAATAACCAAAGCCTGTGGCGCGCGCGCGGCAACTTGACGGCGATAGATGTTGATCGCCATCTGCATCAGGTTCAATGGAACCTTTTCATTCGCGCCCATCTCACCATAGTTACTTCCAACATATGCACGGACAGCGGCCAGACGCTGTTCACGGAACGGCTGCATTCGATTGCGAGAAAAATCAACAGACTCTAAAAGTCTGGATGCCTTCTTGTCGTCAATGGTTAGGTTGCGCTTTTTTGCCATTACCAACTTGTCCGTTCTAATTTTTTCTGTTGCGCGAGAAGTCTGCGCCACGCAAGCGTACCCGGCAACAGTTCTTGTTCGGCAATTCTTTGCTGTGTTTTTCCACGCATTCCCTTCCAACAAAGGGCATCGGCTGTTGGTCGGTCACCGTGGTTCTCTCTTGCTCCCGACGGGTCGGGCGTTGCAAGGGATCTACCGTGAACGACCCAGCCGGTTTCGGTATACACAATCTCCTTGCACTCACGCAAGGCATCTGCACTTCGGTTCATGCACTCGCCACAGTTCAATGCCCTTCTGTACTCGCCATACAAGGCGCGCTTTTCGTCCTTGGTAGGCCACCAGCCGGGGATATTTGACGCCTTTGCACCGATAGCCAACTCATTCTTACGGTAATAAACGTTCCGATACCCGTTCTGGATGACCACATCCCCGAAGTTTCGACCCGGCCCCGGTGCTTCCCAGACCATGTAAGCCTCGTTCTGCATGCCCTTAAACCACTTGCCAAGGGCAACTGCATACTTCCCCAACTCGTCTGGGCGGATCTTGGAGTTGACAAACTCCCCCACCTTCTCCCCGGTCAAACAGTCCCCAATAGAAATAACGCTATTGGAAGATCCGGTACCAGTAGCGATATCCACTCCCAGTGCATAATTTCTATCAGACGGCAACTTCATACCCAGCACTGGGCGGATCCACAACTTCAATCGACCGTTGTTTGTTTCGGTAAATGAAATCGGTTCGCAGGTGACCGGGTCAAACTCAAGTTCACCGCGCAACAACGCTGGCTGGCCGCACGATGAAATCAAACGATCAATCATCCCCGAATCAAAGAACAGGTAGTCGGAACCAGCAAAGTCAATGTCCAACTCTTGTGCAATCTCTGTTGCATTGGCACACCGCTTACATTCCTTGTCGTACCAAGGTGAGCGCGTGCGGTTGTGGCCATCCTTATAAATGCCTTCTGCCTTAACGGGGTGCTGCGCCCAATGCATTCTGATCTGTTGCATATCGGGCTTTTGGGCAAGATCATAAAAAGCATTTGCACTACCGGCTGGGGTTGAGTTGAAAATGCGACACCGTGTCGCATCGCGCGTTGCACTCAATGCCCTGTACTGATCCTGTGCATCAAAGGCGGCAAACTCATCCATCATAATTGCAGTACGTCGGTCACCACGGGCAACATCGCCTGTCGTTGATTCGCCGTCAATCGTGGACATGTTGTCGTCATTCGACAATCGCAACTTCGTTCGGGTGATGTTTGGTAACAACCAGCCCGGCATGTTCTTATGTAAGAAATCAAACTTCCAAAACAGACTCTTCGGGTTACCCGCTTTGTCTACATAGTCTTCATTGCGTGACACAACAAGAAACGATTGGCCATGCTTGAACCGCCACAGCCATTCAAATGCAGTAAGAATAAGCCACGATGCGCCCATGTCTCGACTCTTTGCAATCAACAGATCGCTGCCTACATCAA